AGTTCCTAGGTCTAGACTTGAGTTTTATTTAGGACAACATTATGAACTTGTAGAAGGAATAACTGAAGCAGTACATACATTTATGACTGGTCATGGTGTTACTTTTGCTGGTAAAAAATATGATAAAATAGAAATTGAAGTAACTGGTGTTGATAACGCAAGTAAAAAATACAACATTATGATACTTTCTCCAAAAGAACTATTTGGTAAAACAGTCGCAGTCAGTTCTAAGTATATGGAAAGAGGTCCTTGGACTAAGACTGAAACACCAGATGCATTTGCAGGAGAAAAAGATGCTCATTAGAGAGATAATTTCTGAAGGACCTAGAGATTTTGCTGGCTTATCTGATATGAATACAACAGATAAAATACAACAAAGTCTTGATTATTTTTACAAAGAACATGCGCCAAAAAAAGTAAAGGGCAAAAAGATTGACTCATTTAAAGGTTTTGATGTTATGCAGTTTCTTTTGTCAGGCGGTTATGAACTTTATTTTTTAGTAAAAGATGATGTTCCAAATTTATATCTCGCATTGTCAAAGTATCAAGATGGACTTGCTGTTGGTAATGTTAGGTCAAATGGCACAGTAAAAGCAACTGAATTCTATAATTATATATTAGATAAGATAACACCTAAATTATATAGTGATAAAGGACAAACATCTGCTGGTAGAAAAATATGGACTGCTCTTGCGAAGTTCTTTCCTGATATCACTGTTACTGATGTTGGTGATAGATTATTAGCAACAAAATCACCAGGAGAAAAAGATGCTCATTAGAGAGATAATTTCAGAAAAAATAGAAAGCAAACCGATTGTTTATTTGGATATGGATGGAGTTCTAGCAGATTTCTTTTCAGAATGGGCAAAGATGGCAGGAATTAAATCAGGCAACTACAAAGATATCCCATCGGCAAACATTGACCCAACACTGGACAAAATGATTGGCACAGATTTCTTTGCTCAACTACCAAAATTTTCTACAGCAGATAAATTAATTCAAATGGTTATAAATCGTTTCGGTTCATATAAAATATTAAGTTCACCTTTAAGAAATGACCACGAGAATAGTAAAAAACATAAGATAGATTGGATTGGAAGAAAATTAAAAATTAAACCAAGTGAAACTATTATATCTAGTAATAAAGGTTCTTATGCTACACAACCAGATGGCACACCAAACATATTAATTGATGACCTAGGTAGAAATATTCAAAACTGGATGAGTAATGGCGGCCTTGGAATTAAGTATCAAGCAGATGAAGATCCATTATCAAAAGTACAACAAAGATTAGAACAGTTTAAAAAGGGCGAAGTAACGCAAGAATCAGTTATTGCTGAAAGAGAAGAAAACATATTTGAGAAAGAACGCACAGATGAATGGCTTGGTTTTTTAGGCACTGTTGGTAGAGCAGTTGCAGGTGGTGCCGCTAGAGTTCTTCCAGCAGTTGGAAGACAAGTCTTGAAGACTCCATTCAGAGCCGCGGCGGCCTTAAGGTTAGCCTCAAAAGGAGATGATAATTTAGAATTTAAGGGTGATGATGATGAGGATGGTGATGGTGATTGGAATACTCATAAAAAGGATATTTTAGGTAGACCACCATCCCATTAAAGATGAAAGAAGATGAAATAGATGCAAGTATATAAGGAAACAATTTGGCACTTCACTTGTCAATCATGCAATGGATTTTGGTCTATTGCGGCATCAGACCAGTGGGTTCCATCAGAGTTGTTCTGTACTCATTGCGGTTCAAAACGAACACACGATAACGAACTTATTGAATGGGTAGATGATAATGATTATCAACCAGTAAAAAAAGACTTGGTAACCAATAGTCCAAATGCAAACGAAAAAGATGAGTGGTGTTCGTGTGGACATAGAATATTAGATTGTGACTGTAAAGCAGGTTGTAAATGTGGTTGCAATAAAAGATTTTTACGTGCATATTGAGTATTTTTTAACTACAAACTTAATTATGAGTAAAATAGATAAATACTAGTGTTAAAACCATAATCAAATACTATTATAGGAGATAAGAAATGGCAAGAACACTAGATCACTTCGGTGTACCAACAGATAGCGGAGTGTCAACTGGCAACGGTATCTTACAACCAAAACTAAACTATCGCTTTCGTGTAATAGTTGCAGGATTTGGCGGAGCACCTGGCACCACAGCACCAGCAGAATTTACAAGACAGGTTATGAATGTATCCCGTCCAAAGGTATCACATGAGTCTATTCCATTAGATTCGTACAACTCACGTATGTACGTAATGGGTAAGCACACATGGGAGCCAATTACAATAACACTACGTGATGATATAGCGAACAATCTAACTAAGTTAGTTGGTTCACAAGTACAATCACAGTTAGACCATAAAAGTCAAAGAGGACCATCAGCAGGAACTAACTATAAGTTTTCTACATTGATTGAAATCTTAGATGGTAACTCAGGAAACGCAACAGAGCAATGGCAACTAGAAGGTTGTTTCATTACTAACGCTGATTATTCTCAAACTGATTATGCAGTTTCAGATCCAGTTACAATTACATTAACTCTTCAATATGACAACGCAGTAATGAATGATGATATCTTTATAGACAAGACGTTTGTAAATGATTCTTCACTCAGCGGCTAGTAAAAGAGTTTCTATATAATGGCTGACGAGACAGCAAAGTCTAAGGCTACATATCGCCGACGTATTTTAGCGGATAGTGCTAACGCAAAACAACGTTTTGGGTTTCACGGCGAACACGGTTCGCCTCTTACTCAGGCTGGCGATAACACTGCCCCAAAACTCTCTGATTTATGGTTCATAGAGTTTAAGACAGTATCGGGTCTTGCATTCGATAAGGGAATCACAGTAGATATCTCTGCATTGGCAAAATCAGTATCTAATATTGCTCTTCAGACATCGGCAATGCCAATTGATCAATATGGCAAAAGAATTTATGTTCCAACTCGTATGGATTTTCCAGAAGTAACACTTCAGATGTATGATACGGTTGACGGTAAAATGTTTGACTTTAGTCGAGAAATATATAGTAAATTCTTTAAGAATCAAAGTGCTAAAGTTACATCAGCAAATGCTGAAGAAGTTCTAACAAGTTCTAATATGCATGGCAGAAAGATTCCTGATGAGAAGCACAATTATTATCATCAACATTTTGAAAAAATAACAATATATCACTTTTTTGGTAATCTTGAGTCATATTCTGACCAAGAAAAAGAATCGGGAAGTAAAGACGGCTCCCCTCTTTCAAAAAATACAGGCACAGGAAGCATTCAAAAGATTGAATTAATAAATCCATTAGTCACTTCACTTTCTTTTTCTTCGAGTGATTATAGTCTTACTGAACTCCGAACAGTTGATATGGCTGTACAGCCAGAAAATATTAGAATAGAGAAAACTACAAATGTTAATTTCCCTAAATGGATGACACTAGGAATGGGTTATCTCATGCATGAGTTAACAGCCCTTAAACAACCAAGTACTTATACATACCCAGGCGATATTCAGACTAAGTTAGATGGTTATGACACTGTAAATGATTTTGAAGATTTTAGTGAAGAAAGGGCATCAGATCCACGAAATCAAGATCCATTTAAAGATAAATGGAAAACTCAAAATGATTACGATAAAGAAGGAACATCAGAAAAAACTAATTCAGGTCATATGACAGAAGATTTAGAGATGAAGAAGATAGATTACGAAAAAAGAGATAGACAGAATGCACAAGATGACAGAAGAAAACTCAAGGAGTTGGCGAATTTGTATAACATTGCTGCCTTCGGAGAACAAGGTAATCCTCATACAGATCAAACTATTGAAGTATTAACAAAAGAATTGAAAGATAATATTGGCGTAATAGATGCGGCAAGACTAAAAAAGTTCAATACAGATGGCGGCGAATCAACTTTTGATGAAGGTTGGGATTTTTCAAAAAATGATGATAAGATTCCAACTATTTCAGGATTTGGTGATTTGGGCAACAGTAATCCACCTATTCAAGGACCTCTTCCTTCATATACGTCTCAACAGTTTGGCTCTTCAATGATAAACGAATTAGTTTCATCATTTTTTGGTAATCGTTCTTTTAATATTAATAATACTAATAATAGTTTATTTGGTCCTGATGGATTGAAAAATGCACTGAAAGGCATAGCAATAAATGGAATCACATCTGCTATTACAGGCAGAAAAATAGATGGCTCAAAGATAACAGATGGCATCATTACGAATCGAACAAGTACTAAAAACAAATCTGCCGTAATAGTTACGCCATTACCCGATATAGTTGAGACTGTGTATAAAAGAGGCTCAGCCGCACAGTATTCTCCTGGCGTAAGTAAAACATTCATTGAACTTCAAGCAATAAAGGCTAAATTCAAATGAAACTAGATATCTTAACTGCTAAATTATTGAAAAAGGGTTTTTCTCAAGAAAAAGCAGAACTGTACGCAGTAGAACTTACAAATGTTGCGAAGACATATGGTATAAATCCATATGAATTTGTCGATGAGATTTCAGAAGACTTCTCTTTTAATGATTTAGGGTCATTTGTTTTTAATAATGCCTTGCGATTCGGATATCAAACGGGAAAAATGACTCCTACCACACCGAACACTTACGTTGCAAGAGCAATTATTAAATAATGCCAAAATTCCACAAGGGAAAATACACAGTTCTAAACCAATCAAAATACTCAGGAAGCGGCAGCCCCACTTTCAGAAGTAGTTGGGAACAGACTTTCATGCAGTTTTGTGATAACAATCCAAACGTAATGGCATGGGCAAGTGAACCAGTAAAAATTACCTATCAGAATCCATTAACTGGTAAAGTCACAACATATGTTCCTGATTTTATTGTCGTATACAGAGATGCAAAAGGAAAGAAGAATGCAGAACTGATTGAGATAAAACCAGCAAATCAATCTAATCCTAAATTTGCACGTGGCAGGGCACAACAGGCACAAGTAGCAATAAACTATGCTAAATGGGATGCGGCTACACATTGGGCTAAAAAAAGAGGTATGAAGTTCAGAGTTCTTAATGAGGGCGATATTTATGCCAACACTAAGAAACAAAAAGAAGTCAAACGCAAAAAGAAATAATTTTATTTTTGATAAATACGTATATAATTATAATTAAGAACGTATATTATGACAAAAAAACTAGAAGAAACCTTTAATATTACACCAGCAGAAGAAATTGCTGAGACAATTAAAGAGGAAACTCCCTCAATTGAAGAATCAAAAGAATTAACAGAGATTCTATATGCTGAATTAAAGACTACTGAGAAGATTGATAGTGCCTTGCCACTAGTACAAGACCTTAATCAACATGATAAAGAGATGGATGATATTCATAAAATGGCATTAGATGCTTTTAATGATTTAGTTCAATTAGGAATGAATGTAGAAGTACATGCTGGTGCTAAGTTACTAGAAACAGCAAATCAGATGCTAAAAACGGCTATGGAAGCAAAAGATAGCAAAGTAGATAGAAAATTAAAGATGATTAATCTTCAACTTCAAAAAGCCAAGTTGGATCATCATGTTTCTAAAAATAAAGATGGATCTGAACTCGAAAGTGACGGCGCAGTTATAATTGATAGAAATGAATTACTAAAACGTATAGAGAATGCGAAGAAAGACATTAAAAATGATAAATAAGAATAGAGCGAAAGCAATTACTTAGCAGAGAACATATTATGAAAACATTTAAACAATATTTAACAGAATCAACAAAAGAACACAAATTTACTTTGCGGTTCTGTTGTGATTTAGATGAGTCACAAGAAAACCATATTGAATCATTTTTATCAAAATATGATCTCAAAACGATGTCAAAGACATCTACTACGCCAATCACTAAGAACCCAATGTTCTTTGATAACGTAACGAACGCAAAGGTTTCAAAAATTGAAATCGTTACTGGTTATCCACTATCAGCAGATATTCTACAGCAACAATTAAGTGATGTACTTCGTGTATCATTAACTGATGTTATCGTTCATCCAGAAGGATGGGAAGAAGAAGTAGTAGAAGATGATGGCAAGGAAAAAGAAGCAGTTTTAGGCACAGACTATGATGATAAATCAGATGAAGGCAAATCTTACGGCAAGACTTTTGTTGATAAGTTTTTGGGTGACCTAGAGAAAAAAGAATACGATACTACAGAAAATGAATTAAGCATTACACCAAAATCTGATCCAGCACCGGAACAGATGTCAAAAGATGAACAATCAAGTGCATCAGTTATCAGTGGAGACGAACATGGAAAGTAAAAAACATTACAACTTATCAACAACAGAAGATAATGGTCAATCTATTACGACCACTAATACTAGCACGGAGCATCCAGCAGAAATTTTACGTATGATGCAACTAGCGGGTATGGAAACTGCACATATGGTGCATCAAGAAGCAATCGAAGAAGAAGTCGATTCAGAATTTAAACCTACACCTGCAAATGACAAATTAGACTTAGATGATTATTCTAAAAAGTCTCCAGAAAGCATTGCAAAACAGAAGAAATCAATTCAACCAACACTTGGTGACAATCCTTTAGAATACTCAATTGATGAAAGTGAAATTTATGAAGGTTTGATGAAAGAATTTGACGCAAGTGAACAACTTGAAGAAGAACGCACAGATGAAGTAGTACCTCTACTTATACCTGCACTTGGAATGGCAGCAAGAGCAATAGGCGGAGCCGCTCTTAGAAATCCAATAAAAACCGCAGTGGCAGCTACTATGCTCGGAGGAGGTTCAGACGATGAACAGCCAGTTAATGCAAGTAAAAAGAAAAAAGGTAAAAAATTAAACGCAGTTAAAGAAGAAACTAAAGAAGAAACTGAAGAAGTTACTGAAGCACAAAGTCCAGCACAGAAGGCAGCATTTGCGAAAATGTTAGCCGCTAAAAATGGTAAAAAGGACGACACAGTAGAAGAAAAAGAAGAAACTACTGTTGAAGAAAATCTTGAAAAAGCACAAGAACAAATCAATGAATTAAAAGAAGATTGCTCTTGTGGTCATGGTTCAGATTGTGATTGCGGCCCAGATTGTGGTTGTGGTTGTAACACAGTTAATGAATCAGTTAATGAAGACCTAGAAAGACTTAAAAAATTAGCAGGTATCAAAGAACAAAATCAAGAATTAAAAGAAGGCACATCTGGAATAATGGGAATGAAAAATTCACAAGGAAATTATGATTTCATTCGTGTGAATTGGGATGCATATCCAGAAGGATTAGGTCAAACATTAAAAAAAAGTTGGAATAATCCAGAAGAAATTGAGAAAGCAATTTCAAAAGGACACGCCTCTTCTATAGGAAATGATATTGACGATAGTGTATTTTATGCTGATAAAGAAGGCATGGATAACAATAAACCTAAACGTAATGAAACTTATAAAGATTTACATAGTATTGCTATGAGAATGGGTGCTGAGTATGGTTATATATTTGATAATGGCGAGTGGTCTGACGTGTTGGGATAAATTAAGCATTCCTCCATTGCGAACAAATAAAGTCTCCTAGTGAGACTTTTTTGTTTTTGGCCCAATAAAACCCTATTATATGTAAAGATAAATACTATTATAATTAACTGAGTATATAATAATA